CTCGAACAGGGTCATAACCAATTCGAAACAAGCCTCAACTACTAAAAAGCTTCCAACATGCAAGACATGAATCTAGTCCGATATGGCAGACAGCCATCCAATCGACGAAAACGACGATTTCAAGAACGTCTCCACACACGCCAACAGTACGAACTGGCCAAACTCATCAAGAGAGCCATTCACGAACACTGTGACGAGCAGACCGCCAAAAGAGCCATTCACGGCTTCCGACGCTCAGCTACCGACGACCGTTCCGGAGAAAACGATTTCCTCAAGACAGACCAGCCATACCACCCGGTACCACGCGATCTTCACTACAAACGAGCCCTCCTCGTTACGAAGAAACTCTTCCAACCCTCCCGCCGTCTTCAACCGATCTCCTTCCCCGATCTAAGGTACTACCCTTGGACACTCAACGTTTCCGCAGAAGCGCCGTACTCTGAATCAGACTACTGGTACAACTACGTCAAACAAAAACACCGCGAAGGTGAAGTTGACAACGAAAGAACCTCATTTCATAATCTTTATAATGAAATTTTTCATGAAAACCGAATCCACACCCATCACATCAAATTTGGGATGTCCCCCTTCTGGGATAAGGACCACAACCCCGTGCCCTATGAATTCACTCACTTGCACTCACGATCTCATCTTGTATCAACAGACAAGCCTGACAAAATCCGTGCCGTCTTCGGAGTCCCTAAACTCCTACTGATGGTAGAGAATATGTTCATCTGGAACCTCCAGAAAGAATATCTCAACGAACGCGTCTCAAAATCACCACTCCTGTGGGGATTTGAAACCATTCGAGGTGGATGGAGCAAGCTCATCAACCGTCTGACCAAGACACCCTTCACAACGCTGATCTCAGCCGACTGGAGCGGATTCGACCACAATGCACTTCACGAAGTCATTGATGACGTCCACACAATGTGGCGTTCCTGGTTCGATTTTGACAAAGGTTACGAACCTTCAAAGTCAGATACACATGATTACTCGCACACTCAAACTGAAGAGTGGAAAATTCAGAACCTCTGGGACTGGATGTGTCATTCAATCAAGCACACACCTATCCTCGCAGAATCAGGTAACCTCTATGAATGGAAATTCAATGGTATTGCCTCCGGATTCCAGCAAACGCAGCTCCTTGACTCATTCGTCAACTGCATCATGCTACTCACCTGCCTATCAGCAAGTGGAATCAACATTCTGTCAGACAAGTTCCAAGCGCTATTCCAAGGCGACGACTCCGTCGTAGCTTTCAACGAAACGCTTCACATGCCCACCCTTCTTCAGAAACTCAGCCACAAGGCCCGCTACTACTTCAACGCAGTGCTTTCCCCCGACAAGACAACTTTCGGCAGCACAAACGACATCGAAGTACTACACTATCGCAACCGCGAAAGTCTAGCATACCGCGACCCTTCTGAGCTTCTAGCCCACCTTCTCTACCCTGAGAGACCCCGATCCAATGGAGCAACCGCTGCAGCCGCAGTCGGCATTGCCCAAGCCGCCATGGGAATGTCTAAACAAGTCTACAATACTTGTCGAGACGTCTTTTCCTTTTTGGTTACGCAATGGAACGTGGAACCGATCTACCCTACGGATCAGCTGGAGCCATACAAACGAGCACTCTACTCCTTCGACATCAAGCCGATGAAGATAGAAGACTTCCCCTCCCACACGAGGACCTTCCTTCAAAACTTTGATCTCAGGACACGCTCACACCAAGACAAACAACGTCTCTGGCCAACGATCCCTACCGCTAACGGATTCCATTTTCTAAATGCTTAATCTCACCCAGTGGTGATTGGAATTGTTATTTCTTACTTTTTCTGAAATAGTCAATCAACAAAAAAAAA